CCCATGCCCGCAGACGCAGGAAGCCCAGCATGTCCATTTCGTCAATTTCCTTCATGCGCCAGCCGTTCTTCATCAGTTCGTTGTAGGTGGCGTAGATGTATTCCGGCAGGGTCAGGCTTCCTGCGGGATCGTCACTTCCGGATTCTCCGCCTCCGCCAGAATCTGTTCCGCTTCCTGCACCGCCGGAATCGTAGGGAAAGTGTCCAGCACCTCCGTGGTCTGGGTCTGGGTGGCCATCAGCGCCAGCGCGATGTCATGCATCAGGCGGTCAGCGGGATAGTTGTCGTAGACCTCATCCGGGGTGAACTGGGTGTTGAACAGGATGCAGAACCACTTCACCATGGTGTCCAGGGCATCGGTCACGGTCAGCTGCTCCTGGGAGACATCCTTGCCCTCAGTCGCGTCCTGGGACAGGCGCACCAGCCTGCCGTACATTTTGGAAGCGGGCTCCATTTCGCGCAGGGCCCTGCCGGAAACGAAGTCTACGGTGTATTTCTTTTCACCGAGCGTACAGGTGATCATATTTTTACCTCCAAAACTTCAAAAGTAGCTGCCGCACAGCGTCATGGCCGTGCGGCAGCGGGGTGATGATTACGGGGTGGGCGTGATCACGGGCGTATACACGGACTGCAGGAAGGTTTCACCCTTTTCAGCCGTGAAGCCGTTCTCGCCCTCGTCGGCGACCGCCTGGTAGCGCCCGTCGTTGGTGCGCTTGATAGCAGTCCATTCCACGTCGCCCGTCTGGCGGGTGATGGTGGTACCTTCCTTGGTGGCGTAGTTCTCAGTCAGGGGCTTGGCCCGCACCTTGTACAGCCACACATAGCGGAACTTGTGGTTGGACTTTTCGCTCTTGAAGCCCACGGCGAAGTACGGGGGCTTGTCCGTGGAAGAGCGGATCAGGACACCGTTGTCGTCGATCTGATTGCCGAAAATCTTCTCCTGGATGGCCAGCGGAATGTCCGCCATCTTCGTGGTGAAGGTGAGCTCAGGATCGGGATACAGCACATCGAATTCGATGTCGTCGGCATACTGGATGTCCGGGTCGGCGTTCTCAGGGGTGATGCTGGCTTCAATCGCGCCAGCCACCAGCTGCAGATCGCCATAGGTCAGGGTTTCCTCGGTGTCGACCGTCAGCGGGGCGATCACCATGTTCTTCAGGCCGACCGTAGAAGAAACGGTCGGAGAAGCCGCAGGAGTATTAGCCATAATGATTTACCTCCAATTCATCGGTTCTTGAGCTCGTCCCGCAGGACGCGCTTGATTTCGGAAAAGGCCTCATCGGCCCGGGTGTCAAAGGCAGGCCGCACAAAAGGATGCGCGGGGGCCGGAGCAGGCCCGCCGTGTCCGTAGAGTAGGCAAGCAGCGCCTTGCATCTTTTCAGATGTAGGTTTCCGCGATGCCCCTCCCCGAACCGTACTTACACCTCTCGATGTATACGGCTCTCCATTGGTAATGCATCATTCAGACTTTGCCGTTGTGCAGATTGTGGTGGCATTGTTCGCAAAGAACGATTGTCTTGCGCCTTCGTGCCAGCATAACCTGTTCAAGCATCGTCTTACCCTTGAGATCCTTCAGTCTATGAACATGGTGGATTTCGTAGCTTGGGCTATCCGTACTGCCACAGAACTCGCACTGTTTAGCCATAAGCCGACTTTCAAACGAACTGCGTGTTTTAATCGTTTGCGGTACGGCGTGCGGTATTTCATCCTTTGCGGCTTTTGCTGTTTTGCTGTCCTGATACTTGGCAAAGTACATCCGTTTTGTACCCTTCTTGGTTTCATACGGGATGCACCAACTGCCTCGACCATCTTTGTAATGCGCTCGCATTTTAGCGGTCGAGGACTTATGCTTGGAAGCCAGTGTCATTAGGCAACTGTATTCCATCAAATAAGCAAAATAGCCAAGTTTACCAAAGTTGCTTGCCATGCAGTAGTAATTGCAGATGCCACGAAGTTCCGCGTTATAGACCATCAGGATTTCAAGGTCAGTCATCGTGACAAGCGCACCCCGATGAATGGGGCGCAGGGCGCCATTTGCCCATTTTGCGGCTTTTCGGTCAAACAGGTATTTTTCGATCTTGTCGGTCAGCGGTACGTTCAACTCCACCTTATTGCTAAGGGTTCGCTGGCTGTAGCCGCGTCCGCCGTTCTTAACCTGATTGTTCCTACGAACACAAACATCATATCCAAGGAATCTCGCATACTCGGCGCTATGGGTAATCAGTGTCTTTTCGTCGCTTAGCTCCAGTTTGAGCTTATCAAATAAGAACGCCTTGACACGGGCTTTGATTTCACCGCAGTCCTCTTTGCTTCCGACTACCCCTATGAGAAAGTCATCCGCGTAGCGGACATAGTTGATGCGCTTATCTGTCTGCGATTTCGATGGCAGGCGCAGCATTTGCGCACGCAACACCTTCTGTTCTTGAAGAAGCGTCTGTATCCGCGTAGGGTCTGCTTCTTTCTTAAGCAGTCGGCTGATATGGTGAACTCTGCCCGCAACATGCATGTACTCAGGAGTGAATACACGGTCTTTGGGCTTATCAAAGCCAGCTTTCATATCTGCTATGAACTTGTCCAATTCATGCAGATAAATATTTGCAAGCAAAGGAGAGATAATCCCACCCTGTGGTGTGCCGCTAAGGGTTCGGTTATACTTCCAATCCTCCAAATACCCGGCTTTCAGCATCTTATGGAGTAGCTGTGTGATACGAGCGTCTTTTACCTTTTCGCCAATCAAATCCACCAACACGGCGTGGTCGATATGGTCGAAGAAGCCTTTGATATCGCCTTCAACGAACCATCTGACACCAGGATAGCCATGCTTGATGTCTTTGAGCGCCGTATGACAACTCCGATTCGGGCGGAAGCCATGCGATGACGGCAAAAAGATCGGCTCATAAACCGCTTCCAGCACCATACGTAATGCTTCCTGCACCAGCTTATCTGTGAACGTCGGAATACCCAGCGGGCGCAGTTTTCCGTTTTTCTTCGGGATATACGTTCTGCGCACGGGAGAAGGCGAATAGCTGCCATCCTTCAATGATTGAATGATGCGCTCTACCTTCTTTTCGCTGAAACCGTCTGCGGTATCGTTGTTCACCCCCCTGGTTGCCGCGCCATTGTTGGCATACAGATTTTCATATGCGAGGTAGTAGATATCCGGTCGCAAGAGATACCGAAAAAGCCTTGAGAATACTTCCTCCCTGTTCTTTTTTGATGACTGACGGATGCTATCCAATATCGCCGCTGTTGGCTTCATGGATTGGGTTTTCACTGTTTCCATGCGAGGTATTCCTCCCTAATCAGCTTTTGAAATTGGATGTACCAACTGCGTCCCTTCGCCATGTAACGGTCGTTACCCGTCTCGGACTACTATGGACGCTCCGTTGCCATATCGGATATTCAGCGGCAAACCGCATAGCCTTTGCAGGCGTTCCGACGTAGGCAATCCCCGGTTAGCGTTGATGTTAGGTCACAGGCTGTCGGATTCGTTTTTGTTCCCTTGGCACTGGTGCTCCAGCGCGTCTTGCAGAGGATTTGATAACCCATACACCGAATTTGGTAGTGTATGTTCCCTGCAACGAAGGTTTCAGACAGATTTCCTTCGTCCTCCAGGTAACGGAGACAAAAAAACTCGCGTTCAGCAATACAGCTTATTCCTCATGCCTGTTTCTCTTTGCGGTTCAGTCGTGCCATACTGTCTCAGGCAACTTTCCGCTTTCCTGCCGTGCTTTGTTCCCGTGTCGGCTTTCGCCTTTCGGTTAAGCAGGTAGAGTACCGCGTTATCGTGCGGTGTGGTTCCTTAAGCCATTTTCATCAACGCCCTATCCGGGCGCACAAACTCCACAGGATTGGCATAATAGGCTCCGTTCTCGGAGTGATGGACACCGATGGTGATCTGCTTGCCGCCTCCGCGCTTCTGTTTGACCTTGCCCGTATGGATGGACGAGTGCAGGGCATCCGTGATGATCTTCGGGTCGGTGCTGGCATTGTGGAGCATCTGCTCCTCAATGGGCACAGCACCCGCCTTCAGGGCACGGTTTACGCCCGGCCCCTGATCCAGCGCATAGGCCATGTTGACCATGTCGTTCTGGAGATCATCAAAACCCCTCAGTTCAATTGCCATAGTCCACGTCCTCCCTCCAGCACCATGTCCACTGCACCGTGTACTGCCGGGTAGCCGTGTCGTAGGCAGGCTGGTTGTAGCCCTTGTCGGATTCCTCCACCATGGAGAAACCATAGGCGTACATGGCCTGCCGGATCGTATCCGCCATGTCGGTCGGATCGATGTCGCTCCACAGGTTCAGGTACACATAGGTGCGCAGGCTGGTCACATGATCATCATGATGGCTGGCTTCCGTGGTGGTCGTGGAATAGACGCAATACTGCACGGGCGGATTCTGGTTGGGCGAAGTGGCCCGCCAGACGCCTGCGTAAACTGGGATGCCGATATCCTTGAGCGCCTGCTGTACCTGTTTCATCCGCTCAC